ACGCCAGCACCGATGCCGTATGCGCAAGATCGCCGCCAGACGCCAGCCGCTTGAACACCGCGTTGATTGAGCGAACCGTGGCGTATCCCCCCACCGCGACCTGTCCAGAGGTCAGCGCGTAGATGTCGGGGAGGGTGTCTACCTGCACACCGCCGTAAAGCGCAGCGGTAACAGCAGATGCCGCCGCAGCAGTTGCCCATGTTTTTGACGATTTGCTCGTGATGTCCAAAGGATCAGGCGGGGTTGGCGATTGCGCCCATGCTTCCGCAAGATCAACGTAGGGCTGGCCGGACGCCAGCGCAGACGCCGCCGCGAAATCGGCAATCGCGCCGACAGTCGTGCGCTTGGTATCTTGCGCGGCAATGCTGTGGATTGGCACCATATCGGCGCGGGCAAGGGCAGTCGTTGTGGTCAGCAGCGGAATGATCGTCATATGGTCCCTCGTTTATGCAAAAGCGCGGACAACCAGCCGCCAGTTGGTATTGGTCAGAATGACGTTGTTCCCCGTCGTTCCGTTGAGAACGTTGAAAACCCCGGCGGCATTGTTCGCGTACCGGATGGTCAGGTTCGTCGCGTCCTTTGCCAGCGATGCGTTGTATTCATCCGACCCGGCTGGCGATGCCATGACCCCGATGGGCAGCACCTGGCCCGCCGTATACCCGAATTCCGATGTTTTGCAGACCAACTCATATGTCGTAAGGGTCGGCATTTCACCAAGCCCATGCGCCAAGGTCAGCAAGCCGGCTTGCGTGATCGTTTGCTCTGCGCTGACATATGACTTGCGGAATGGCGGGGTCGCATATTCCAGCGCAGTCCCCGCCGCGTTTACGCGAACAGATTGCAGCGCCGTGCCTTTCGCCAGTCGCGACCAGACCCCGCCGATCTGCACGATAATATCACCGTCAACCGCCGCGATTGCCGCGATTTGCAAAAGATCAGGCCCGATCACGCCTTCAACGCTGGCATCAAACCCGGCCCCAGTGATCGGCCCAATAAACACCGTCCCCGTCGCCGTAGCCTCGGAAATCAACGCGCCACCGACAGAGGTTTGCAGCCGAAGCGGCGATGGCAGCGCAAACCCCGTGTTCACGTCGCTGATAAACGCAAACCCCGGAAACGACAACGTCCCATCGGGGGCAAGGACAGGATCGCCAACCGTGCTTTCAAGGCCAAAGGCGAATGAGCGTGTCAGCGCCGAATACAGCAGCACCCCCGCGCTGTCAGTCACCGCAATCGAGAAATCGCCATCAACATAAACCGCGCTTGGCGACCCATTGCGCGCCGGATAGCCGCCCATTGTTCGCACCGCCGCACCGCTGGCAGTCCCCGTTGGAACCGTCAGCCCAATGTCGAAAAACGACGCTTTCGGCGTTGTACGCGCCTCAAACCCCGGCTCACCGACATAGATATAGCCCGCCTCAAGCGGTTGCCCGTCAAGCCCTTGGAATGTCGGGTATGGGGGGAGAATGCTGTTCGCTGTCATTTATCATATCCCCGGAAAGCGTTGCAGCGGTGTGGCGTTAACGGCCTGCCCCGCCTGTATTGTCTGGAATGGCTGTTGCGACCGTTGCCGCGCCGCCATCATAGCCGCATAGCCCTGCAATTCGCCAGTCTTTGGTGCAATGTCAGGCTTTTTCGGCTCAGGCTTCTTCGCGGTCTGAAACGTTCCATCCGCCATGCCTTGCTCATAAAGCCGCGCATCCTCTGGCGTCATCTGCCCAGATGCATAGGCAAAAGCCAGCCGATCCACCCCGCCGCCGCCCGGTATTGCCGCACCGCTGTAGATCGCGGCCTCCTTTGACCGCCTGTCACGGTTGACGCCTTCATTGTGCGACCCCAGCGCCGCAATCGCGGTTGCCGCCGCTGTTGGGTCTCCAGACCTGACGGCCCGCGCCACGCTATCAGGCAGTGATCCGTAATTGTACGTAATCGATCCAAGAGCGGCTTTCTGCCCATCCGAAAGCGTGGCAAATACATCAGGCCCGACCGCCGCCACAACGCGCGGCATGAATTCGCTTTCCACCCGCCGCGCAAGATCGCGCTCCGCATCTTCGCGGCTGACCCGCGTATCCTTGCCGACCGGAACAACCGACCCATCCGCAAGCGTCATCGTGTCGGACCCATAGCCCGCGCGTAAGGCGTTCACATCCCAATAAGGCGCTTCACGGTAGCCCTCAAATTGGCGCAGAAGATCGAGTGTCGCGTTCATTTGTACCGATCCCGCAATGATTGGTAGGCATCATTGGCCCCAGTTGCAGCCCCCGGAACAGCGCCCGCCATGCCCGGCTGTAGGATCGGCCCGCCCGGTGCGGCGGCTTGGTTTGCAAGGTAACGCTGCATTGGCCCTGTCATTTTTGCGGCTGATATCGCCGCAGGGGCTAGCATACCCAAAGCAGCACCAATAGCAGGCGACCCAACCGCAGAGCCTACCGCGCCGCCAACCCCGCCACCAATGATAGCCGACACCCCAGGCACATTGCGAACACCGCCCGCCGTGGTTGTCGGCAGTGGCGACATGACCGCAACACCAGCCCGAGACAACTCGCCAATATCGCCGCGCTTGCCACGCGCCATTGCCGACCGCCCCTGCGCTGTTACCGCCGATGCAAGACGCGCTGGGGAAATAACCCCAAGATTGGCCTGCTCTCCAGCCCTTGAAGCCGCACTTTCAATTGCCAGAAAGTTGCGCCACTGACTACGTGCGGTCGCCAGCCGCGCCACATTCTCAGGCTTGCCAGCCGCGATGATTGCCCCCTCAAGCGCGTCATCAACAGCTTCAAGGGTTTCACGCGCAGCAATACGAGTTGCCGCGTCAAGATCGGTTGTCAGGTTAGAAAGCGTTGATCGCCATGTTTTTAGAGTTTCAGCCGGAATTGTATTTTTCCCGCGAAAGGCGGCTGACCCTACACGCAAAATGTTTCGGATGATCGGTGCCGCATTAGGCGTTGCTTTGAGTTGCTTATACGTATCATTCGCTGCCGCAAGCTTTGTCAGGAATGGCGCATCAGGGGTCACATCAACGCCCGCCACTACATCATCAAACACCGCGCCGATCCGCTTGGCTGCACCGTCTAGCACCTCTGGCGTTGCGCGTGTCGCATCCTCGCCAATGGTTTTCAACGCGGCCTTAGTGAAAGCGTCAGCCTGTGTCTCGGATATACGCTCACCCGCCGAAGTCGCGCCCTCGGCCTTGCGCAGCCCAACGCTGCCAGTCCGTTGCCCCGCCGTGATCGGCACACCGAAATCATCAAGCACCTTTGCCAGTTTCAACCGCTCAGGGTCAGCCCCGCCATATGGCGATACGACCGCCCGCGCCCCATTGCCCAATGCGGCGATAGCAGGGGCTGCGGCCATGCCCGCCACCAGACGCGCCCATGGTTCGGCCTTGGTGCCTTCTGTGGCCTGCCCCGCTGCCTCACTGGCAAGCCCCGGAACAACGCCCATTTGCAGCGCAGCCTTGACCCCACCGCCGCCCATCATCGCGCCCGGAATGAACTCCCCAACCGTGCCAGCATATTCCCCCGGCGTGGTTTGCGCTTGATACTGCGATGCGCCGCCCGTGATCGTCGCCATATCCTCGGCGGCACTTGGGCCACCAAGATCACGCCCGCCCGATGCAATGGCAGTCATCCCGCGCTTCGCCCATTCCGGCGACTGCCCCCCGGTCATAGCATCAACAGCGCCGAACCCGGCGTTAACCACCGTGCGCGGCATATCAGCGATGCCAGCAACGCCCCGTGCCAAACCAGCCGCACCGGATTTCAGCACATCACCGATCACGGATGGTTGCGGCTTCATTTGATCCGCTGCGATTGCGTCCGCACTTGCCGAGCGTTCTGCCGAACCCGGCTGCATTTGAAGCGTCCCAGCCTTCGCCGCCGCGATACGTTCCGCCGTTGGGCTTGCGCCAACCTTGAACCGCGCCAATGCTTTCTTCATCACATCAGGTGCAGTTCCATCAGGGAATTGTGCTGTGCTGCCATCTGGAAGTTTGACCGTAATCATTCCAGTTCCCCGGTTTCAGGGTTGAATGTGTAGGTTTTCTGGCCATCAGCAGGGGCAGGCGATGGTGCAGTCTGTCCGCCTTTCTGCCGTGCGACCTCAAGCCCACGTTCAATGATGCCCTTCAATTCGTTCAGCGCCGCGAGATATTCCGCCGTGTCTTGGGTCTGTTTCATCCGGGCAATAGCTGCCTTCGCCGCCTGCCCTTCTTGCTCCGTGATAGCACCAGCCCCGCGCAGATCATCATAGGCAGTCAAGAATACCTGCCCCTGAATTTGATCAAGCTTGACTTGCAGGTTCTCCCCCGCCTGCCCGCCGGTAAGTCCTGGGATACCAGACGGCAACCGCCCCTGAATGTTTCCGGTTACGTCCGGCAACGCAGGGTCAGCCATCACGGCGTCAATCAAGGCAATGTTTTGCTCTGCCCGGCGAATAAGCCCCGGCATATCGGCAACAGCGGCCCCCTGCGCTTTGCCCAATTCAGTGCCCCGCGCCAAAGCCGTAGACGCAGCCTCGCCGCTTTGGGCCGTTGTGACAAGCCGCCCCTCTGTTGCCGCCGCAGAGTTTTCGCGCCGTGTTTTCGCCTCATTCTCTTGCGCCGCCGTGATCGCATCAATCGCGGCCTGACCTTCAAGCTTTACCCCCGCCGCGTCTGTGACTTCCTTGCTGCCATCATTGAACACCGTCACAGTGGTGCCGTTGTCATACGGCTGCGTTGATTGAACAGTGCGCTTTGCACCCTCGCCAAACAACTCAACCGCCGCTTTCGGATCGACACTGTGCATCAACAGGCCAAGCGTGGTTAGACCCGCCGCAGGATCGGCTTGGATTGTCGCGGCCATGGCGCGGGAAACGTCCGCCTCCATCTTGTCGCCCGCCGCCTCTGCCGCCGCAGCGCGTTCTTCCAGCATTTCCACCGCAATCTGCGGTGCCCCCGACTTGATCGCCGTTGCCGCCTTGTAGATATTGCCCATATCTGCGGCCTTGCGTTCTTGTGTCTGGCCTTCCCACGTCTTGCTCATTTCTTCGGCAAGGTCTGGATATTTCACCGCAATTGCCGCGAAGTCATTTGCCGTTGCACCGCCGCCCCGCACGATCTCGGATAGCCCGACAAGATCGGTCTGCATGGCAAGCGCCTTTTGACGTTCGGCCTCTTGTGCCGCCATCAGTGCTTGGCGGTCTTGCTGGCCTTGATCAAACAGCGTGTTTTGTTGGCCGAATTGCGTTGCCGCCCGCGCCTCTTGGCTGGCTGCGATGCCCATATTCTGCTGACCCACAAGCAAGTTCTGCTCACCTTGGCGCTGTTGCTGGTTTGTCGCCATGCCCTGCTGCAAGGAAAGCATCGGGTCAGGGCCAGATAGCGTGTAATCGAATGGCGATGGCATCAGAACCCCCACTTTGAGAAAAGCCCGGCCCCTGCGGGCATTGGTGAAGCCCCTTGGCCTATGCCATTCATAACACCGCCGATCCCATTTTGCCACGCCTGACCCTGCGCCAGATAGCCCCCGGCCTGCGCCGCGCCACGGTCGCCAAGCGCATTGATCACCTGACCGCCCGCCGTTTGCGCCGCCGCACCTGTTTGAGCCGCCGCGTTCTGCCCGTTTGCAGCCAGTCCGCCAAGCCCCGCCAACTGACGGTCAATCAGGCTTTGCAGCATCTGCGGCCTGAATTGGGCAAGCGCGCCTTGCGTGTTGCCGCCCCGCAGCCCGCCCGTGGCGGATGCATTGGCAAGCAAAGCCTCCTCGCCCTGCCCGACAAGCGCGCCAAACTGCGCCCCCCCTGCAAGATCATTGATCGCGGCTTCCTGCGCCGGGTTGCCGTTCAACCCCATCAGGTTCATCTGCCCAGAAAGCGCACCAGTCCCTGCGGTGACGTATGGTTTCAACAGGCTCTGCACCAAGTCGAATTGGCGGCGGCTTTCCGCGACCTGTGCATCCGCAGCCTTGGTTTGCGCACTCGCGGCTTTGTTCGCAGAACTTGCGCCAAGCGCAGCCGATCCAAGCGACCCGCCGATGCCGACAATCAAAGGGTTTGGCATGGGAACTCCTCCCGATATTCGGCAAAGGTTTCGCCATACATTTGCAGCGCTGAAATCGGCTTGCACCCCGTCAAATGGCAGGCCATGGCAACGATGTCGTAATACCCTGCCCGCCACATAAACGAACGCTCATCAGCGGACCCGTCAGCCTCGGATTGGTTCGCAGCCTCCCACTTGATCAACTGCATTACCAGCAACGGCTGCAAAGTTGACATGCAGGACTGATAGAACCGATTGAGGGGCATGCGCGCGAAAATCGCCCAAGTCGCCTGCGAAGCCCTCACACGCGGGATAGGGTCGCCATCCGTCGCATCGTCGATGACCTGGATGACGCGCCACAGATCAACAAGCCATTCCCGCGCATCGGCAGGAAGGCCCATTGTCTCGAACTGTGTGGAAAGCTGCTCTTCCATATTCACCTCTTCGGGGGTGCCTGCTGGAAGCTATACGCAGCAAGCATATTGTAGGTCACTTTTCCTGCACCGTCAATTCGCCGTTAAAAAACGTGGCGGTAACAGCCGATGCCAAGACGCAATGAAGCAGGCATGTGCCGTTGTACAACCGCACCCCCGGCGATGACAGAACGCGGTTTGCGGGCAGGTTAACAACGGTTGTGCCAATCGACGCCACATCACGACAGATCATCAGCGATACCGCGCCAGCGCCAAGTGATGTGCCGAGCGTGATCGACTGGATTGACCGAACCCCTTTGTCCCCAGCGGCAAGGCTAAACCAAACGATTGTGCCGACAACTGGCGTAATCGGGATTTGCCCGCCCGCAATCGCCGTCAGTGTTGCCGTCCGCCCCGCCGTGCCGTCCGAGTTCGTATAACTCACCGTTACGTCAGCCTTCGCCGCCGCGTTGGTGTTGGCGGTCGTCGTCAGCATACCGATCATGCAGCCTTCGCCGTTCGTGGTGCCGTTAACATCGCGCGCGGGAAGCGTTGGCGTCACAATCGCCTGCGCCGTGGTCGTCGTCACCGCAATGCCGGAGTTGACCCACAGCACATCGAAAAACAGGTTGTAATGGTTGGTACTCGCCGCCATCAGCAACTCGGTCAGATAGTTGGACCCGGTAGCGGGGCTTTTAATCGGGACACAGCCGAAATCCGCCGCAGCGGCTCCATCGGTCACACGGCCATTGATACCCGGCGTTCCCGCCGCCCATGCCCCCGGAAAGCCCGCGTCCTTGCTTGTGCAGTACCAATAGCCGACCGTATCCGCCGCCGTGCCGGATTTCATGAACCCAACGGAAAACCCGTTATATGCGCCCAAGCCAGCGGCGGGGTATTCTGCGCCATTGGCGTCCCTGTGCGCCCATCGCCCGATCTCGTTAAAAACCATGTTTTCACCGGGCAACAGCGTAAACGCCATCAACTCAATTGACGTAACCCCGTCGAAATGCTCAATCGTCACCCCGCAAGACGCGCTGGCGTGGTTATTGGTGACATTCAGGTGCTTGACGTTACGGCTCTCCCCGAGCAAGGGCGACGGAACAATCGTCGTTGTGGTCGCGGTCGTGATATGCGGGGTGTTCTGCCGATCAATCTCAGCCACGCCCGTTGCGGAAATGTTGACCCATGACGCATGAACCTCGATCCGTGCGGCGGCGGCAGTGACAACCCTAATCACGTCAGCGGTTGAAGTCATGTTGATCATTAGAACGCCCACCCAATTACTGGGCTGTATGCCCCACCACCACCAGAAATCACCACGTCACCAGACCCCAACAGGCTTTCCCCGTTCAAGGTCTTGATCGTCGATCCCGACACAAGCGCCGCCTGCTTATCCGCAAGCGCCGCCACAAGCCCCGTCACATCGCTCTGCGCGTGGCCGTGCGCAGTCGGGGCGAATGTCGCGGGCTTTCCTGTCACGTCCACCCAATCAACGCTGGACACGCCGCCAGAGGCTTCCAGAGCAGCGATGCGCGCCCGCATATCAAGGATGCCGCCCTCGCCGCTCATGGCAGGGCCTTGTGCAGCCGCTGGATCACATATCGCACCAGCGTCACATCCCCCGGACCATTCGCCACAACCTTCACCAAGCCCCCATTCGCCTCCCATGTATCCAACTGATAGGCGTTCGCCACATAAGCGACCTTATGCGCCACCCCGGACCCGTGCAAGATCGTGTATTCCTGCACGTACAACTCCCCCACCGCGCCGCCAATATCAATCGCCACCGTGATCAGCGATGCCGCGCCGCTGGACGGGGTGAACGTCAACTCAACCCCAATCGCAACGCCGTCACCCTCGCGCCCCGTGATCACCGACCCATCGTAGAACGTGGCGATATCCGCAGGCTTCTGCGTCTCGATAACCGATCCCGCGTTATTGTCCAGCGTGACCTTAACCCCCGCCGCCAGCACCTGTGTCGCCCCGGTATGCACATATGCGCCCCAGCCGGATGCCATGAGCGCCGCCGTGCCAAGCCCCGCAATCGCCGCCTCAGACGCATTTGCGCTAGCCGTCAGTTCTTCGAAGAACCGCACCGCCCGTTGATCGCTGTGCGCGACAACCGCCAGAACATCGCGGTTCGGAACCCGGATCATGACAGCATCATCTCCATTCGCGCCTCAAGCCGAGCGAACGCGATATGCGCGCGACTGTCACCGCTGAACCTCTGCACCCGCCAATTGCGCAGATCGCCCTGCCTGTCCCAAACCAGCCGCTTGTTCAACTCTCCCAATCGCCCCGCACGGACAAACCTAGGCTGCGACCATGCCACACCGTCCTTGCTGTATTCCGTGGAAATCAGCACATCATCACCGGGCGCGACGTTGCCCGTGATCGCCACCAACTCCAATTCGTGAATTTGCGCCCCGCGCCCTTCATTATACACAATCGGCGTGGCGAACGTCCATTTCACCAAGTCGCCATAATGTGACCCAATCGTATCATCCAGCCTGCCGATCATCGTTCCGAACGGGTCAGCCACATTCCACTGGCCATAGCACCAAACCATGCCCCGCGCGCGGTATCCGCTGCCCTCGCTTTTGAGGATAAACCAAACAGGCTGACCCATCGCCGCCGTTGCCGCCCCATCGAAAACAAGCGTTTGATCCGGGAAATGAATATAGAGAAACTCATGCCCACGATCCGCGCGCGTCTCCAGCACCACCTTGGACAGCGTATCCTCTGAATAGCTGCGCAGAATGTCGTCAATCTCGCGCGGCGCAATCTTGGCCGCAGTGCCACTTGCCCCAATCCAAACAGACGGCGGTTGATTGTCACCGGACCCGACGAAAGCCAGCGACTGCATGAACTCGCAGCAAGCCCGCGAGCCAACCGCCCCCATCATAATCTGCGCGCCTTCAATCCGTGCGAACGGAAAGCCAAGGCCCGGATCAGCAACCGCCGCGAAAACCTCAATCGTGTATCGGTTCACCGCGTAAATCTCATTCCGCAGCTTCACCAGCGAAACCACAGGATCGGGGTTGATTTCCGATGACCCATATTTGAGCGGGTTGACCGCGAACGGATCAAGAAGATCCGTCACCACCAGAAATTCGCCATCGGTGGACATGAAATAGCCGTTGATCCATTCAACATCGAGCGAAACGCCCAGATCAATATCCGTGATTTCCGCCAGCGTTGCCCCGTCATACAGGTAAATGCGCCCGCCCGCGTTGATCGCCAAATGGTCAAAGCTTTGCGTGAATGTCGCCCAGTCGAACCCTGCGATAGGGCCAATCGTCGCAATCGCCCCGGCGCTATCGACCCGGATCAGGTTTGAACCCATCACCCTGTAGTGATCACCGCGCCACTGATAGCCGCCCCGGTTTGCCCCCAGCCCGTCAGCAATCGCAACGATACCCTCGGCAGGCCGCAGATACCCCTGCGAAATCCCCTGCACCTTTGGTACGGGGATCAGGTTGACCGGGAATATCGTGGTGAAGTCAGCACCGCTTGCGCCGATGCCTGACAGGATCGGGATAGAAACCATTCATGCCACCCGATACCAAGTTGCATCGAAGTCTGAATAGGCCATGCTGAACCATCCGCCCGCAGGCAGCGTTGTAGGCGCTCCAGACAGTGCCTTGCCGTTGCCGTTCACCGTCAGCGCAGTGACCTCGGCCAGCGATGAAACCGCCGCCACCTGACCATTCACGGGCGAACCCGGCATAACCACTGTCCCAGCCGCCAGCGTCCCAGCCCCGCGAATGGTGAGCAAGCTTTTCCCCGGCTGGACAGTGATGGAGAACCCCGAGCCAGTCGGCACCTCGGCCTGCACCGTGAAGGATGCGCCGGGGAAAACGATATTCGCCTGCACCAGCGCCACAACCTGCGCCATGGTCGCGCGCAAGGTGTCTGACGCCTCCATGCTATGGATCGGCAGCATGTCCACAAGGGCGAGGGTTTCTGTGGCGGTCAGGTTTGAAATCGTGGTCATTTAGAACTCCAGCAATCCATCGGCACCCGTTTCAATCGTAGGCTCTTCCAGCGGCATGGGTCTGCCGTTGTTTCCGGCCCCGCCATATCCGCCGATGTATCGTTTGCGCGGCGCAGCAACACGCAAAAGCAGTGCATCATATGCAGCCTTCGCACCAGCGCGGGCTTCCTGCGAAACCTGCTTGCCGAACTCAGGGGCCAGCAGGATTGCCAAATTCAGATAGATCGCCTGAAACGCCCAAGGCGGAACATCGCTTTCCGCGTTCACATCACCAAACCCGATGCCACCAGAATAGCCGATGCGCGCGCCCAAAGCGCCTCCCCACATCGCCATCATGGCATCAAGGATTTGCAGCGCGTCCTGATACGCCTCGGGCTGAATATCAAACTCATAGCCCTGCTTGCCGATTGCCCCGAACGCGCGCTTGATGATGTCTTTTTTCGTCCAAGGCATCCGCAGACCTCCAGAAGGTGAAAGGGGCGACCAAAGCCGCCCCTAGCCGTGTCAAGTCTGGTTGGCGATGATAATGCCGCACTGTTCACGTTCGCGCACGGTGGCGGCGAACATCACGTGGTTGCGGATTGTCATCTTGCCCGTCATGTGATCGAACGATGCGCTGATTTGCAACGGCACACCCTGCTCAGTGGTCGACTTCATGATCTTGGGGCCGTAGCCGTCTGGAAACTCCAGCAAGCCGTAGTCCAGGTAGACCGCGCCTTGGCTCCAGAACGGGTTGACAGGCTTGGTCGCGGTGTTCAGGAACACAATGGCAGCGCCGCCAGCAGCCGCAGCGGTGACGTTCTGATACGGCCCGGTGGCGATGATCGCGGGGCTGATCACAAGGCTTGCCGTCCCCTGACCGCTCAAGATGCGGAAAGTTTGCAGCGAACCCGTGTCCGACTTGTCGCCAGCGTGAACCGAATTCACCCCGGCGATGGTGAAGCAATCGCCGGCCTTGGTGTTGGCGATGTTCGCGCCCGCCACCGTCAGCGTCATTTGGCGGTTGTCGGTCGGGATGTTGCTGGTCATCGCGGTGACGGTGTAGGATTGCGTACCCGAAACCGTGGTGCCAGTGACGGTGCCGACAGCGGCCAGGTTGTACTGGTTCGCGGTGCGGAAAGTCTGGAAATTGGTGATGTCCGGCACCTTCGAACGCTCGTATGCGTCCTTGCTGCGGTCGCCCAGATAGGCCCGGTTGCCCAAGTCCTTCGCAACAGCCAGATAGTCCTGTGCGTTCAAGAACAGCGACAGGTCCGAACTTTCGTAGCCGCGTTGCACCAGAGCAGCTTCGGCAAGCGCGCCGTCATCCCACGTGAACGCGCCGACCTTCTTCACCACAATCGCGGCCTGCAAGGCGACGGTCTGGTAAAGGATGCGGTCGACGGTCGATGCCAGCTTTTTCGCAGCAGCCTTGCCCGCGTCACGCATCTTGTCGGGATCGCGCATTTCCCGCGCAGTCAGTTCATACAGAACGTTGTCCGGGTTGCGGAAAGTGATCGGGATGGCCCGCTCGATGATATCTGCCTTGGTCGAGCCGGACACGTCGAACGTGTTCTCAACCGCCGTCAGCATCAGCTCTTGCTTGACGAAGTAGGTATCGTTCCCGCGCTCCATATCCTTGGGCTTGGGGAAGAATTTCTCCGCTTTGCGCGAAATGGTAGTATTCAGGTCGTAGGAATTCGTGAATTCCTCGAACATGATTTCAAGGGTGTTAAGTTTAAGGTTCGCCACTTGGGCCTCCTAAGATTGCGTTGACAGGGATACGCAAGCCATATCGGCGCTTGGGACCGTGTAACTACGCACTTTTAAGGGCAGTGGGACCGCTAGGGCGCAATATACGACACGCCCTAGCTTTCGTCAATTCACTTGCGCGCCAAGCCTTCACGGCGGCGTTTCTCAGCGAAATAGGCGGTATAATCGCCACTCTTGCTGGCCGCGTCGTAAAGCTTGTCCAGCCCTTGCGCGGCAACAACGCCACCCGATCCACCGGATGCGCGTAGCCTCGTCTCAGGCGGTGGCGGCGTTTTGCTTGTCACGGTAATCTTCCCTTCGAGTTTGGCGAGTTGGTATGCGAACCGATCAATATCCTTGACCGCCGCAAGATCGGCCAGTGCCTTCTTGGACTTGCCCAGCGCAAAAACAACCTTGGCGGCGTCATCGCTGTTGCGGATCAGGACCGACTGCTGTTCCCGCGTCAGTGTGGCACGAACGGTTTCTTCTGCGGCCTCATAGTCATCAACGCGCATTGCGGCCTTGCCCGTGGTGTATTTGCCAAGGCGGGCCTGATAGTCGTCGTCTTGCGCTTTCAGATCGGCTTCACGCTGTGCAGCCTTGGCCTTGACCTCAGCCTGTGCCACGACATAGGCCTCAAGCTTTTTTTCCAGCAGATCGGCGTCAAACCCGCAGCCCTCAAGCGTTGGGCGCTCAATCGCTTCAACCTTGGGTGCGGCGGCGGCTTTCAATTCTGCCAACTCTGCCTTAGCAGCGCGGGCTTCTGCGGCGGCTTCCTTTTGCGCCTTGCGAAGCGCTGCCAGCGCCGTTTTCCCGCGAGGGCCAAGATCTTCGTCGTCCGGCTCTTGTTCCGCCTCTTCCCCGTCAATAGCGATGACAAGATCGGGCTGATCTTCTTCGGCCTCGATCTCTTCGCCGCCTTCTGCCTCGATCACGTCCAGATCAACAGCTTCTTCATTGTCCAGCATTCAACGCTCCTGCGATGGCTTGTGCGGTCTTAACCGCGCTTTCCTGTTGTGCGATTGGTATTCCAGCCAGTGTTTCAGCCGTCTTGGCGCGGGCCTCTTCTGTGCGCGCCGCCGACAGTTCGGTGTCAGCCATGGCCTTTGCCGCCTTGGCCGTAGCTTCCTTGGACAAAGCATCGGCCAGCACGGCCTGCGGATCAGGCGCTTGCGGCTGTTGCGCCGCCTGCATTTCCGCTTCCTCTTCCTTCGTCGGCTTCACCACGCCCAAAGCCAGCAACTGCTTGCGGGCATCATCGCGCAGATCATTAAGGCCCTCGCCCTCCATATTCATCATCGCAAACGCCAGCAATTTCTTTTGCTCCATCGGGTCGGACGCAAACTGCATCATACTCACGATGGTGCGCACAACAGCCTGACGGCGGCTTGCCGAAGTCGGGCCTATGTCCACCTCAACGTCAAAAGAAGCGCGGCTGAAATCAATCTCATCGTCAAGTTCCCCGGTTTTCGGGTTGAAAACCTTCTTGCCGATTTCAACAGTGCCTCGCTTTCCATTGTCGGACATGGTTTTCAGCTTGCGGCCATCTTCGACATAAATATCCGCCGCCATGCTTTGCCAGATTTCCGCAATCCGCTGCTCGGCATCCTTGGCGTTATCCATGTAGCCATACGACTGCATGTCGATCCGGCCTTGGATCATATCCATGGCGATGCCGGATGTATCCGGTTGCAGCATTTCACCGTTTTCAGGGTTGCCCAACTGATCCGCAATGTCCTGCTTGGTCAACTGCACCAAGCCCAGAACCGACGGCGGAATATCGGGCGACTTGGTGAACCCAATCGGCCCTGATGGCATCGGGTTGCCCATCGCATCATGGATCGAATTCACCAGCATGAAGGCGTTATTGTCGGTGTTATCGTTCTGCCACAATTCGGCGTGGCCGCTGATCTGTTCCGGCGTGAAAATGGGCTTCTCAATGCCGGACGCCGCCGCCGTTTCCGCGACCTTCGAAACCTGCATGTTGTAGACAATCTGCGGGTCCATCACCTTCAAGGCATGCCCCCGGAACCGCTCCACGTTTTGCAGGAATGTCCGATGCCCATACTGCGGTACAAGCGGGATTTCACGCCCCGGAATGATGCCGTCATCTTTCAGGATGGCCGCGCCGGACATGATGTATTTACGAACCGTGCCGACTTCCTCGACGCGCGGCTCAATCTCGATGAACCCCGTCGCCTCAAGTTCCATCAGATCGTCGTCGTCGATCTCGCGCTCTGGAAACTCCTGGAGTTCATCCGCGAAACCCTTGAACACACGGTAGGTCTTTTTTGCCATGCCTTTGACGAAATATTCAGCGACGAAAACAAAATCCAACCCAGCGCCAAACCAGTTGTATTCATATGGCTGGACGCCCTTGGGCCAGCTTGCGGCCTCCTCGCCATATTCCGCAGTAAACGCGCGCCGGGACCATGGCGTGATCAGGAAGGCATGTTCGGCGTCCGACTTGTTCTTGCGCTTGGAGTTTGCGTCAAAGTACAGGTTGCTTTCCGCATCATTGATCGGCTCTAGGCAAATGCGCTGGTGGCCCTCCCCCTCGTACTCGGCCCTCAGACGCATTCCGCCCATGCCGCCCTCAACGGCGCTGTCAAACGCCATGTCGCGGGCCTCTCGGCCCAATGCATCGTGGGTATCCGCCCGGTATCGTGCAGCGCAGGCGTCCGAAAGCGCGTCATTGTCCGATCCGTCCTTGGGCAGGAATTGCGCGCTGATCCGGTTCTTGCGGTATTCGTTTTTAATCCGGGTGATCGCGCCAGAAACGTGATCAATCTCCAGTCGCATTTTGTTTGCGAACTGGCCGTCAACATCCCAATCCCACTGCGCGCCCCGGATATTGACGAACCTCCGCGCCATAACCGCCCACTCACGATCCTGCTGCGATGCAAGATAGCTATCGTCAAATTGCTGCATTGCGGTGGCGTGGATTTCAGCCAGACGTGCGGCTTTGGATTGGCGGGCCATGCGGCTTCCTTTGCTCAGGCGTCGATCACGGCGACTTTATCGCCAACAGCGGTTGCAATCGTGACCTGCACGTTTGGCGGAATGTAGATGCCGTTCGCCGCAGCCGCGACAGGCGCAGGGCCGACCGTGGCGTAAAGCGCCGTTGCGCAGTAGATCGTCACCGTGTCCTTGCGGGCAGCGGTCAAAGCGCCGGGGGCCGATGTGCCGGATGACGTGATAGCCTCCGTCCGCATGGGGGACGCGAAAACTGGAACGTTGTCGATTTCACCGGGTGCCCCGGCGCGGGTGAATGATGCGTAGACCGTTGCCATAGTGTCCCTCGTTTCTGTTTCACCGCATTATGGCGATTTTCGGCCAAACATCAAGCGCGCCTCGCGCCCATGCCAATGCGCGCTGGCATCACAAATGGCGGCGGCTGTATTTTCGCCACCATGGCGGGGAATAGATTGGTGAAGGCCCAGACCAAGGCATCCACGCGGTCAGGTGAACCGTCGCCGTCAAACCCAGATGAAGTCATTTGCGTCATCTGCGCCTCAAGGTCTGGAAATGCCCCGATATGCGATATGCGGCCTTGCTCGTACAGTGCTGCGATAGGCTCGGCGCGAACATGCTTCCCCCGGCTGGCCCTGACCTCAATGATTTTCGCATTAGGATCAACCGCGCGGATTGTGTGGGCCACCATATCGCCGCCTTGGTTTACCTCCACCACAATGCCATCGGCCTGCCATGAATGGTAAAGCGCGACGGCACGTTTCGCCCACTGCATAGGCGACCCCTTCAAGCTTCCATCTTCCAGCACCACGCCGCGCTTGGTATCCATCAGCCCCGCCACAACGATCCCGTGATAGTCGCTGTCATCGGTATTCGTCACAGCCGGGTCGACTGCCACAACGATCCGCTGCAATGGCGGGGCCTCGTTCATGCGGTAGGCGTCGATATTTGCCAGCGACCATAGCGCGCCGGGCAGATCACCCAGCACCTCGCCGTTCAACTCCTGACGGCCAAGCCTGGTGCCATCGTATTTCTCACGGATTTTCGCAAGAAACGGTGCCGCCAAGTTGGATGCGTTGTCCATGGTTCGCCCGCGCGTCACCGCGATACGGCCCTCCTTGCCAGCCAGTAGTGACTTGATCAACTCAATAGGCAAAGGGGTTGTCGTGACCATAACGCGTGGCTTGTCGCCCAATCGCAGGCCGAATTGCAACATGTCCCATGTTTGCCGTGCATACCGCCACTTCGCCAATTCGTCACACCACCCAGCGTCGAACTGCGGCCCGCGCAACTGGTTTGGCTCTGTGGCGTTGTATCCAAGCGCGACAGCTCCATTGGGGAAAACCAGCCGCACGGGTTTATATCGAACCGTTGGGCGCTCATCCGGCGGGCAAATCGCTAGAATTCCGCTTTCGCCGTTGATCATAACCTCTTCAAGGTCTTTCTGTGTTTCCGCAACAAGCGCGATGCGCTTTGCCCCGGCTTTGACCTGTTCCCTGATCCACTCTGCCCCGGTTCGGGTTTTCCCCCACCCGCGCCCTGCCAAGGCCAGCCATATATCCCAGTCTCCATCCGGCGCGACCTGATCAGGCCGCGCGTTGAAGCCGCGCCAATCCCAAAGAAGCGCCTCGGCTTGATCCGGGGTCATCTCGGAAAGGATGTCGTCGCGGTCAGCCTTCGGCAGTGCCGCCAGTCGTTCGGCTTGCGATTGCGTCAAGCTTTGCTCCCAATATTTCAGCCGCGCTATTCGGCGTCATGCTCTTGTCGCTGGACGTGTGGTCCTTCTTGTCAGCCAGCCCCAGATCGCGGGCAATGATATTGGCGTTTAGCAGGTCAGCCGATGCCCCCTCGAACTTCTGGCGATAGATCACGCTTTCGGCCCATGCGATGACGGGGGATAAATCGGGACGTGTTTTCTGCCAATCCCGCCATGTTGTGATGTCAATATCAATAAACATGCACAGCGCGCCGATGGTCATCGCCCGCATTTGGGCGACTGGCTCGTGTGTCGCCTGCCCTTGGAATGTAACAAGCTGGTCCTTGAAAAGCGGGTTGCTTTCATTCCACTCGAAATACTGCGCACATGCGTCTTGGAGATCGGCGGCGGCTGCAAACTTCGGGTTTGCGCCATGGCTTGACCGGGCTTCCCACCAGCGGTTGCCAGTTGTGAAGCGCCCGGTGTTGGGGTCTTTCCCGCCGTTGATCGTCATATCGCTCATATCGTTATACTATCACATTTCCGCGTTGATCGTCAAACCGTGGTGTTGCAGCGCCTCGCCCTTGGATTAGAGGGTCTGCGCTGCTTGCGGGGTTTGCGGTAATGCGAGCCGCGCCACTGTCCGCATGATGCGCCTGCATTTACCCGCAGGTCAGGGCAACTGTAGCGCCCTCTGACGTTTGACGCGCTGGCTGACTGCCTGCTCACTGATGCCAAGTGACAAAGCGGCGGCGGCTTGCGATGGATATGTGACACCATGGAACTCGCATGGGTTGGCCTCTGTGCGGCGATTGACGCCGATCAATTCCGGCGTCCCGGCGTCTAGGTGCTTATGAACGGTTTTCGGGTTTACGCCCTCACCAATGGCGGTGGCGGCTATGGATCGGTAGATGGTGCCGTGAGTGGATACGGGGGTCATGCGAACAAATCCCCAGCCGTGGTTTCTGCGTCGCGCATGTTTTTGTTAGCCTGCGCGGCATATTCCGGCTTCAACTCAAAACCGATGTAGCGTCGAAACATCTTTACCGCCTGATACCCCGTGCTGCCAATACCGTTGAATGGGTCCATCACAACATCGCCTGGTTTGCTGTACAGCCGCAAGCAGTTGGCGATGGTGTCAAGTTGCAGTGGGCAGACGTGGCGTTCGTCGTGATGCCCTTTGGCCGCGCGATAGCCGTTCAAGACATTGCCTTGATTTATATTCATCCATACCGGACTGGCAAGCTTCTGCCATTCGTACACGTCAAATTCAGCATGTTTGATCAGTTCCGACAGAACATCATCATCAGGAACCCCGGCGCAAAGACCATCACGGCGCATGTGATCAAGCCACTTTCGGGCGATTGGCAAAGCGTCCTGTGACCCCGGCGCGGCATGTTCGATCCGATCTGGATTGTCGCCTTCCTTGCGGAAAAACAGCATATAGTCAGGCATCCCGACCCGGTTCATGGCGCTATCCTTGCGGATCTGCTTGTACAGAAGGCCAAGCGCTTTCGTGCGCTGCATCTCGACTACGGGGTCTTTCCAGATCGTCGTGCGCCCGTGGTAGATCATCCCGGCATCAGTGTGGGCCTTGATCAGATCGCCAGAGAAGTCTTGCAGCCCGATTGCCCCGTCGCGGCCTTTGCGCATTGGCAGATCGGTGCAGTGGACACAAGCGATGCGCCCAGGCTTCATGACGCGGTTTAGCGCATTTGCAAAAAACTTGTATTGGTTGAGAAACTTCTGCCCAGTCCCGGCATTCCCAAGGTCACGCTCACTATCTGAATAGACAAACAAATCCCCGAAAGGCGGGCTGAAAATAGCGCAATCAACGCTGTTTTCCGGCATCGCATGCATTCCTTCGATGCAGTCAGAATTGTGGATAGCCCATCCCATTCCAGAATATTCCGGCTGTTTTGGTGTCGCATGTTTCATTTCTGATCCTCCGATTTGAGCCATTCCGGGAATGCAAGATCAATAGGCCGATCATAGACTACGCGGGTTTTGGCGGTTGATTGTGCAGACTTCATGGCGGTTGCCATGCGGCGCTTCATTTCGTCGTGGTTTGCGCCCTTTTCATTGATCGCATCCCAGATTGCCATTTCGGTATCTGCAACCACGATGTCATTGCGCACTTGCTCTTTTTGGCCGAACCGATGCGAACGGCGAACGGCCTGATAGTGTTGCTCGTAGCTGTAGCTGATGCTGGCAAAGACCGCATGGGCGCAGTGCTGCCAGTTTACCCCAAACCCTGCCAGTTTAGGCTTGGTCACGATGGCACGGAAATCTCCATCCACAAAGCCCAAAAGCAACGCCTCTTTCTGATCTGGTGTCATGTCACCCCGCACTTCTCGGGCGTCCGGGATCATCTTAGCAAGCGCGGCACTCTCTTCATTGCTTTCGCACCATACCGTCACGGGCTTGCCATGTGTTGCCAGATCAGCCGCCATTGCCACACGGTCTTGCATGGTCAGTCGCTTTTCCGCATGGAATGACGTTGCTGACAGTTCCGGGATGCGAAACAGGTTTCCATCCGTTCCGGTTGACCGATCGGCTTCAACCTTATGCAATGTGCGAACAACATCGGGCAGGACATACCCGGCATCATCGCCACCAAGATCGCTTGGCAGTGTGGCGCAGCGGCTCCAGCTTGCCACCCACTGCCAGAAATCTTCAACCGCATGGCCTTTCAACCGCCAATCCTGCGAAGCCGTGCTTGTGTCATTAATAAACCACTTGGACAGCATTTCTTGCTGGCGCATGACGCCCAAGAATTCGGCATGGTTTCCGAGTTCCATGTGATCATTTGGTGACGGGGTTGCAGTCGCAGCAAGCTTGTAAGGCGTTCCGCTAAACGCCTCCATCAGCATCATGCGGGTTTTCCCGGCGAATGATTTCAGGATACTGCTTTCGTCCAGAACAACCGCGCCAAACTTTGACGGATCAAGGCGCGATAGGCGGTCATAATTCATGACCATGACACCGGCGCCAACTTCGTCTGCTTCCTTGATCTGGCGCGCGTCTATGTTGAATTTATTCGCCTCCCTGATCATCTGTCCCGCGACAGCCAGAGGGGTCAAGATCAGCGACGGCATCCCGGTTTCTTCGGCACACTGGCGCGCGAATTCCAACTCAATGAATGACTTGCCAAGGCCAGTATCCAAAAACGCGGCGGACTGTCCGATATTCAGACTAAAATCCAGTGCGGTGATCTGATGTGCTTTTGCTGATGCGTTGATCGGTTGCGGTGCAAATCCGCGAGCCACAACTGGCACTGCGCGGGAAGCTATGAAGTCGCGATACTCTTGCAGGCTCATTCCGGCAACCTCCATTGCAGCCTGTTGCCATGCCCGCGCCTGCACTCAAGCTGGCCGCGCTTGGTCAGTGATGCCAACGACCTGCGGATGGTATCATGCGCCAGATTTGCGATGCGGCAGAGGTCGGGATCAATCCGCCGCCAATCGCGCGTCATCGCGGCCAGAACGGCGGTTTCCACCTCTGCAATGCGGGCGGCGGTCAGTGATGCGCGGCCCGATGTGGGGTTGGCGGACAGCGGCAGGGCGCGGCGGTATTTATCTTTATGCTCAATCATCGCCATGGCGCGCTCTGGCGTGACGCCGTGCTTCATCAGGAACTGGACGGATGCGGCGCGGCATCCGGGTTTGGCCTCAACGGGCGGCTGCATGACGTGGGTTGCGGTGACGGTGCGATAGGCGGTCATGGGGGTGAGAGTGGTCATTTAATCGCCTCACGAGCGATGCGGGCCATGCGGCGAACAGTGGCGTTTGCGCCGGGGGTTTCGCAGGAGATGATGGATTGCAGGGCGGCAAGGCGGCAAATGGCGACGGTCCATCCATCATTGCTCTCGCGTTTCCATGCGGCGATTGCGGCCTCAGCCTCGGTCAGCGCACCGCCTGAAATCCAGTCCGCGAGTTTGTGGCGTAGGGTCATTTCGCCACCCGTGCGGCAAGCATGGCGTCTGCTTGGGAATAGGCCCATTCTGCCCGCAACTGTCTGCTCCGATGTGGCTGGCTACATGAAATCATGCTTTCTCCATGCGGCGATGGGGTCCAAGTACCAAGCCCAACCAACGCCTGCCCCGCGAACCAATCCCGCAAGGACATTCCGTTGAATTCCGGGTATTGATCGTTTCGCACTGGAAACGCCGATCCGCCGTCATTGATTTCTGTGGTCATTCTCTCATCTCCATCCTCCAAGGGTTAACTGCGCGCGGCCCGGACTGGAGGAACGGCAGCCGATGGGGATCAGTCCATCGGTGGGCCGCGCTTGGGGGGTATGGCATGGCGGCAAAATTCGTTCAAGCGGTTTCACTGTCGCCGCCGAATGTTTTCGCCTTGAAGCCGAACTCCGCCATGATAGCCGTGGCCTGCTCTTTTGTCGGTGGCTTGCGGGGTGGCTCCGGGGGCTGATCACGTAAAACAACCCCATTATCATAGGCTGCGATCTTGATATTAGCCGCGCGCACCGCTCCCATTTCGAATATCGCACGGGCGGCAATATCGCCCTCCATGGGGCGCTTGTGGCGTTTTTCATTGTCCACGCCTTTCCACCACCTCACAGCGGCGTCAATAGCCCAGCGCGGCTTTCCAGATAGGCTGATCACCCAATCCTCAGCTTCCATCTCGCGCACGGCCTGCGGTGTGTCTTTCTCGTAATAGGGGCTGAGAAGCGAGGCCACACGGGCGGCGATCCATGCCTCTGGCGCTGGAACCGATAGGCGCGCGGCCTGTGCTGCCATGTCATTGCGCGCTTGATCCGTATCGAGCGGCAACCGCAGCGAAAGCGTCAATCGTTCCACTGCCATCGCCAGCGCGCCGCTGCGATCCGCTGCGCCCGGCATAACGTCCTGAGATGCTACGGCAACGGTTAGCCCAGCATTGCTCCCACCCTCGCTCAGACTTGCTTGCGTCACGGTCGCGCCTGTCTGCCCAATAGGCTTGAAACCCTCTTGCTTCATCTTCGATCACCTTGTCTGGAATTCCTTGGGAGCGGGCGTATGCCCACCCTTCATCGCTCAACATCCACCCTACAGGCATTCTGGCCTTGGCAGGCGGCTTCTCCGCTGGAGATATGGGTTTACCCATATCCTCTTCTTTCTTATCTGTATCTGTATCTGTATCTGTATGGTTGAACGTATGCTCAACATCCGTTGCGGTTTTGCTTTGATTTTGTTGCCTTTTTTCAGCACTAGCCTTGCCTGCCTTGGAATTAGATTTCAGATCGTCCGCACGCTTTGAAATTTCAATGTCGGCGCGACGGTTTGAGATCAGCCCTCCGTGCATCTGCAACTTGTCCAAATC